AAAATGTAGTGCTCTCTACCGGATTATCAAAAATGCCCTCCGCCGCCCCCGTTTCCGTCACTTCCCATGCAGCATCCGTTGAAAACATACTCATCGGACGAATGGAAAACATCAACCCAGCTCCAACTACATTTGCCGAAAGCCGAGATCTAGGCGAGTTTCTCGATTTTGCACAACAGTATATCAGCCTTGTAGAGCCATCTGAGATGTTTACTCGTCGCATTGTCGCATTTCTCGAAACGATTCAACGTGCTCGAGTGCAGCAGCAAGAACAACAACCTCGTCCTCGTGTGCAGGTTACGCGCATTGGAGCAAGACGTGTGTTTGCCGACATTACGCACGAAGTCATGCAAGAAGAAAACATTGCCGCAAATTTCCGCCACACCTAACAACAAAACCAACAACAACACCCAAATCAATTATCTTAACCAAAAAAAAATACAAGACATAAAAAAAAGAAAAAAAACAAAATTATTTTTTTATACGAATTAATATTTTTTTATTATTAATAAATTCAGTACTCTCAGAATTATACAACGCTTCATCAATTGACATTTTATTTTTTATTTTGTTCAATTCATACAACTGAGAACTTAATTTTTCTTTACTTAAAACAAACAGCAACTTGAAATACAAGTGATTACATATATAATTATTTAATACTTTGAATACTTCTTGTGAATTTAAAATGCAATCAAATATTCCAATGTCCATTTCTATTATTCTTGTAAAACCTGAAAAAAATCCATCTGCAATTTCAACTGTATATTTAACAATTCTGACTTGTTTTTTTTTATTACGTAAATACTCGCGGTCATAATTCATATAATCAGAAATATTGTCTTGATTCATTGTAATTGGGAAGATGTTGTTGGTTTGTTATAATACTCTTTTGCTTTTATATTTGTTTATTTAATTCATAAATAAACAAACACACAATAAGTTTTATTTTATTATTACAAATTTGTTATAAAATTATTATTAAATTATTTGTTTACCTGGGGAATCCAACAAGGTTGGCACCGATTCCGAAACCGGCACCGGACCGAGCAGAAACGGCAAGGCTGGGAACATACACGTCCAAAATTGCAAACGTTGCTGCAGCAGACAATGCAATGAGACCCACTTCTTCCAATTTCAGACGTTGTTTGGGAATAGAATATGCAACAATCGCAACCATTATACCTTCAACCAAGTATTTGATTGCGCGTTTTACAAGCTCGCCTAAATCAATAACGTTGTTATACATTTTATATTATATTAAATGAACAGAAAAAAAAATAAAATATATTAAAATATTAATTTTAAATAGTAAATATTAATATTTTGATATATTATTCATAATAATATTTACTATTTAAAATACTTAAATATGATTTGTAATATAATATTATAATATATAATTAAAACTTTTCCTAAATCCTAAAATGAAACCGCGCGGAGTTGAATTGAAGAAAAATAAAGATGGAACAAACAATACGAACTATGTAGATTTACTAGAAGAGGATAAAGCAATTTCTGGTCAAAAATTTGCTTGTTTGTCATTTGTAAGTCCAGAAGAAATTATAAAACAGAGAGAACATTTTTTCTTTGAAGAGTTTCTAAAGCAATGGAATTATAAAAAATCGGTTGATGTAATGCTTCATTTTGTTAGTTTTATTTCTTACAAGTATAATTTGACATTTGAAAAGGTAAATGAAGATTTCCAGGATTTTCTCAAAACCGAGCATGAATCCATCATGAAATACAATGTGAATGATGATTTTAAAACCTTTGTAGACAGTTATGAGGAGAGACTGGATATTGAATTCAGCGAACAACACGAATTTCAAACATCGGTTAGAGGAATCAAAGTTCGCGGCGTTTTTGCATCGCAGAAGGAAGCCGAGATGCGCTGCAAGCTGCTTCGCGAAGTTGACCCCAACCATGATGTGTACGTGGGTCCGGTGGGAATGTGGGTTCCGTTTCATCCGGATGCGTATAAGACCGGTCGCGTCGAATACATGGAAGAAACGCTCAATCAGCTGATGTCGGAAAAGAAAAAGAATGAGGATAATGCCAAAAAGGAATTTGATAAGCGCGTAAAAGAGGCTAAAGAAAAGGCAATCGAGGAAAACAAAAAGAATGCGGAGAAATCTGGGAATAAACTTACCCAAACCATCAATTCCAAAGGTGAACTCGTAAGCGTGAAAAATCTGTCGGCCGATGATGGTGATGCTGATGCAGGCGAAGATGAAGAAGAGGAGTCGGAAAATGTAACACTTGATGACATCCGCAAACAAATGTTTGATACAGAGAATGTGGTCATTGACAAGAATACGGATCATGGATTGTCGCGTCTTACTGAAAATCAGGCTCTTAATCTTGACAACGAGGATGACATTGGTCTTGATGAATGAAGGTTTGGGTTTGTCCAATAAAAAATAATAATTAAATTATGAAATTGTGAATTTAATTATTTATTTATAGTAAAGAATATAAAGCAATATGCAGATATATAATCATCATCTAGACAGATAGAATACAAAATGACAAAAGCAATCGGAATTGATTTGGGAACCACGTACTCGTGCGTGGGCGTTTGGCAGAACGAGCGCGTGGAAATTATTGCAAATGATCAGGGAAATAGGACAACGCCGTCATATGTTGCATTTACAGATAGCGAGCGTCTTATTGGAGACGCTGCGAAAAATCAGGTATCCATGAATCCAGAGAATACTATTTTCGACGCAAAGCGTCTCATCGGTAGAAAAATTGATGATGCCAGCATTCAGAGTGATATGAAGCATTGGTCATTCAAGGTGGTTGCAAAGGATGGAGGTAAGCCACACATTCAGGTGGAGTTCAAAGGAGAACAAAAGACATTTTCTCCAGAGGAAATCTCCGCAATGGTTTTAATCAAGATGAAGGAAATTGCGGAGAGCTATTTGGGCTCGACGGTTACGGAAGCTGTGATTACGGTTCCGGCTTATTTTAATGATGGGCAGCGCCAAGCCACAAAGGATGCGGGTGCGATTGCGGGGCTGAATGTGTTGCGCATTATCAACGAGCCAACTGCGGCGGCAATTGCGTACGGTCTTGATAAAAAAGGAAAGGGTGAGAGCAATATTTTAATTTTTGATTTGGGTGGAGGCACATTTGACGTGTCGCTTTTAACAATTGACGATGGAATTTTCGAGGTAAAAGCGACGGCAGGAGACACGCACTTGGGTGGTGAGGATTTCGATAACCGGCTTGTAAATTGGTGTGTTCAAGAATTCAAGCGCAAGACCAAGAAGGATCCGACCGGTAATAACCGGGCTTTGCGTAGATTGCGCACTGCGTGCGAGCGCGCCAAGCGAACCCTTTCAGCGTCTGCAGAAACCACAATTGAGGTGGATTCGTTGTTTGATGGAACCGACTTTATGACCAAGATTACACGAGCCAAATTTGAAGAGCTGTGCATGGATTTGTTTCGTTCTACTATTGACCCCGTTGACCGCGTTCTCAGAGATTCAAAAATGTCCAAAAGCAGCGTTGACGAAATTGTGCTGGTTGGTGGCTCAACGCGCATTCCGAAAGTGTGCAGTTTGCTAACCGAGTATTTTAATGGAAAGGAGCTCAATCGTTCCATTAATCCGGACGAGGCGGTGGCGTATGGCGCGGCAGTTCAGGCGGCCATTTTGACGGGAGACCAGTCGAAGATTACGCAGGATATTTTGTTGCTGGATGTTGCGCCCCTGTCTTTAGGAATTGAGACTGCTGGTGGTGTCATGACCAAGTTGATTGAGCGAAATTCCACGATTCCGTGCAAAAAGGGGCAAACATTCTCAACCTATGCGGATAACCAGCCTGGTGTGTTGATTCAAGTGTTTGAGGGTGAGCGCCAGCTTACCAAAGATAACAACATTCTTGGCAAATTTCAACTGGACGGCATTCCTCCGGCTCCGCGCGGAACTCCGCAGATTGAGGTGACATTTGATTTGGATGCAAATGGCGTGCTCAATGTGAACGCGGTTGATAAAGCTGGCGGCAAATCGAATAAAATCACCATTACAAATGATAAAGGGCGGTTGTCAAAGGATGACATTGAGCGCATGGTTGCTGAAGCGGAAAAATACAAGGAAGAAGATTCAAAGCACAAACAAAAAATTGATGCGCGAAACGGGTTTGAGAATTATGTTTATTCGGTAAAGAGTTCAGCTTCTGAACCGGGTATGCAGGAGAAGTTGTCCGAGTCGGACCGCAGCGCAATTGAGGACGCTTGCAAGTCGTCGCTTGAGTGGCTGGAATCTGTGGATAACCATGATACTGATGCAGCCGAGTATGAAGCGCAACAAAAAAAACTGGAAGGAATTGTTAGTCCGATTATTTCAAAACTGTATGCTTCTTCTGATGGAGTACCAGGTGGAATGCCCGAATTTCAACAACAGTCACACAATTCAGACAAATCTGGACCCAATATTGAAGAAGTTGATTAAAAACAAATGAATCTGTTATCAAATCAAATAATAAAATAGAAATATTATACAAATTTAATATAAATACATTTATTTATATTAAATAATAAACGAATGTCTAGTTTTTTTATATTACAAAAAAATAATATTGTTGACAATGCAGATGATCAAGTTATTGTTTTAAAAAATAATACATATTTACTTCCAAGCTCTAATTTATCATATTATGTGACTCATGGTTTATTTGAATCGACGTTGATTGCATGGTGTGCACAATTTTGCAATAAGAACAGCGTATTTTTAGACATAGGTGCGCACACGGGAACGTATTCTATATCTTTATCAAAATATTGTAAACAAGTGTATGCATTTGAACCACAAAAAAAAACATTTTATGCTCTGTGCGGTTCTGTGGCATTGTCAAATATTGATAATATTGAATGCATAAATTATGGACTCGGTTCTAAAGATCAAATTGGAAATTCAACATTAAAAATTGTTAGCATTGATGGAGGCGGATCTTCCATGCACGCCACGTCGGGAATTATTAAAGAAGAAACAATTAAAGTGAAGACGCTGGATAGTTTTAACATTGATGGGATTTCTTTAATCAAAATAGATGTGGAAGATAACGAACTATTCGCATTAATGGGTGGGGTGGAAACAATCATTAGATCAAATTATCCACACATTTGTTTTGAGTGCAACATAGAATCTGAATATAAAAAAAAACTATTTGATTTTTTAAATGAAATAAATTATAACATAGTTGCTATTACCCCAACGACAAATATGTTTTTGGCTTATAAAAAAAATTAATTCATCAATTTATTTATAAATCTGTCACATTCAATCAACAACAACTGCAACATGCTTCTTTGAAATCGCAAGGTGCCGACCCTTTCATATGATAGATGCACGCCAAAAATGTCAAAATTGGAATGCCAAACATTAGCGATATTATTGAATAAGTTATAATCGTCACGGTTCCTTGACTCAATGGTGATGGTGATGATTTGTCATCGGTTGTTGAAGAATTGGTGGTAACAGTAACATTAACAACATCAACATTGGTTTCGACTGATAAAATAAATGTAAACAATATTGAAAATGATAAATATAATGTCAATATTGTTTTTCTTGATACATTATCATGATGTTTCATGTGATTGTCTGGTGATTGTCTTGATTGTCTGGTGATTGTCTGGTGAGTTGAATATATTAAAATGAAACATTTATTTTCAATTTTTATTTATTACAAAAAATATAAATTGAAAACTTTTCGATTACTTTTAAAATGTTCAGTGTTCAAACTGGAACAAGTTACAATTATATCATGCAAACTGCAGCCACAGCCACAGGAAAATCCAAATCAGGAGTAGGCAAGTCATCAGGAATAAAGAGAAGGAATAAGAAGGAGGCATCCGAGTGGTTTCAGAGTCTATCACACATTGAGCAATTATTAGTGAAACAAGAAGCAAACCCATCATCCTCGTCAAAAGAGAGAAAAACAAAAAAAGAAATGCACGAGCGCGAGCGTGAACTGCTACTCAAACGACGATCCGAACACGAAGCCCGCATGAAAGCCCAGTTGGAATCCAAAGCGAAAATCACACAACAAATACAAAAATGTCAAGAAATGCGCCGCCAACTGATTCCACTCCAGATGAGGTTGGAACAGGTGCAGCTGCATGAATACTACAACACACCATCCTCGTCGAATTTCTATTTGAAACTTGGCAACATGAAAGCCAACGTTTCATATGAATTGCAGTTGATACATCATGAAGAAAAAGCCCTTTTCGAGATGAATGAAAAACACCACTGCACCAAAAAGTCAATCACAGATATTATTGAAAAAACGAAAACATCCAAGCTCTACACAAGAGTTCAAGCAAAAAATTATGTGGACTACGTCTACAACTTGGTGACAGTGTAAATTATTATAAATTCTAATTTACAGTTGATTGTTACCATTTATTTTTTTTCACACTGATTTTAGGTCCCGCTCCTTTTTTGTTGATGTTTTTCGGGTCATACGACTCCTCTTCGTCATCAGAATTCAAATCCTTGCTCATCTCCCAGAATTCTTTACTACCGAGTTTGAACGGACCGTGCTGTTGCGCCTTGTACCAGAAAATTTGGTCCTGTAGCTTATTCGACTTGGCGTTGTTATTTATCACCAAACACTCGAAATTTTCAGTGCACTGGTCCATCACCTGACAGAATGACTCAAATGTCGGAAACATGCCCGCATAATTTTCATAGATTCGTTTCCGATTACCTATGTACGGCTCTCGCAGGATAAACACGTAGTCAATGTTGGTTCTCAAATTGGGCGGAATGCCTAAAGGATATTGCATTGTGATGACCAGCATAATCTTCCAGTGTCTCCCATTCATGAAGAGGAGGCGCATCATAGTGTCGCGGGTCCATTTATTATCGAACAAGCAATCGTCGAGGACGACGAATGTTCTGGGGTCTATGGTGCTCCGTTTATATGATTCCATTTCCTTTTTGACTTGTTTGAGAACTGCTTTTTGTCGTTTCAAAATATTTTCAATGATGGCGGTGTTGTATGCGTCATGGATGAAGAGTTTCGGCACGTGTTCTCCGAAGAATCCGTTGCCTGCTTCTGTTCCTGAAATGACGGTTCCGATGGGGATGTCCTGGTGGTAATACATGAGGTCTTTTACGAGGAAACTTTTACCGGTATCACGTCGTCCGATTAAGACGATAACTGGACCTTTATTTTCATCTGGTCTAAAACTAATTGAGCGCATA